CTATCTATCTAGGACTGACATGGTTTGTGTTGGGTTTCATTTGGGTTATCGCTGGGTTTCGTTTGGGTTATTTATAGACGCATTCCGACTGGCTTTTTTGCAGGCTTCGGAGCTTCACTTTTCGGACGGCCTCCCTTTTTCCCGTTGCGATAATTCGCAAACAATTTCTTGTTCTGGTCTTGCCATTGATGCAGCACAAGCGCGTCGCCTTCGCGCCTTGCGTAGCCACTTTCTACCAACGCCATTTCGAGTTGAATTGGATCGCCTTCCCAGTCTGCTATCGCCGCGATGATGTCAGCCGTCTTTTCGATCCGTTCGCACTTGCGAAACTGGCATTGCGACCAGAGTTTCAAGAGCGAAAATACGCCTGCGTGGCCTGCTAGGCGTAGCAGGATTTTTGTCTTGTAATGGTCGCAGAAGTCAGGTGATAGGATCATTTGATTTCTTCCTTAAATACCTTTCCAACGTTTCCTCGGCCTCCTCCTCGATCCACCGCGTGGCCTGCGTTACAACCTCAAGCCATTTTCCGTCTATCTTGATCTCCCAGTCCCATCGTTCGCAGTCGTCTTGGTGATTGGGCCAGCACCGGAGCGGATATCCGCGCCATTGCATTTTGTTATTCATCTTGGCCTGATAGGAATTGTCGCAGTCGTTGGTTGTCTTTTCGCAGTTCATCGTTTTCGTTATTTAAGTATTCGATCCGTTTGTTTAATAAGTCTACAAGCAATTCAAGATCAACCATATTTTGTTTAGCTAGTCTTGCTAGGTTTAGCATTTTTGTTATGGCGTCGAACATAGTCTTTTATTCTTTCTAAATGTTGTTCTGCGAGTGCTCTCCCCTCCGACGTGTCGTCGTAAGTATGCTGATAGATCGGTAGCGGATCGCCACGTTCCAATCTTAACCCAACAGGGCAGTCATTCATACAAATACACAGCCGGAGCGAGAGAGTTCCATTCATTTTCTAGAACGGAATGTCGTCGGTTTCGTCGGGTTGTGCAACGAAGCCGTTGCTTTTAGCGACAATGTGCTTGTCTTGCTTTACTTCTTTGCTTGGCTCGACCCAAAACTTTATAGCCATACGATCATCGTCTTTATCAAGATGAAGGTAAGCTAATCCACTTTTACCAATCAGCATCTCTGGCTCAATTTCAATCGGTTCACCAAATACAACTGCAATACCTAAAGCCTGCAATGCTGCGGTTGTTCTATCTATTGATTTTGGCGTAAATGTAATATTGCTGTTAATTGTCGGCCCGGATGTTCCATTTTTAAAAAAAACATTGCATTTTATTTTAATATACGGATTGCCAGAAGTGACCGCCGTTTTATTTTCAGCAGATTCAATTTCTACTTTGTAGACTCCTTCTGGAACTGTGTTTGGTGTTGGTTTTTGTGGTACGAATGTTGGCATTTTAGTTTTCTATTTTGTTGTTTGTTGGTCTGCGTGTTTTGGCATGCGCAGCCCGCCTTTGCCCCTGCCGCCGGATATTTCCAGCAAGGCGAGGAAATTATTTAACTTTTGTTTGTCTTAATTGGAGCGAATGCGCTCCGGTTTGTACTGCTGTTTGGTCTGGCTCTACGCCGTTATTGGCGCAGAGTTCCAGATAACTCTTTTCTGACATCTTACCGCCAAGGGCGAGTATTAGTGTCTCTTTTGTGATATTCTGGCTTGCTTTTGCTATTGCTTCTGTCTCCACGAATTTCCTTCCGCTCATGCTTGTTAGTTTCCATCCGGGCACTTCGTCTCCGTTTTCGAGTCTTGTTTTTAGATGACCAAGCACCGGCTCTGCGATCTCCTTTTCTGCGAGCTTCCACTCCTTGGCGAATGCTCCCATACTCTCTGCCGTTGCGAGTATTCGCTGGCGGATCGCATCGATGGAGTTGCCGTTGATGTCTGGGATAAGAGCGACCGCACTCTCAGCCTGTCTAACGATGGCATGACAGCTGTTGTAATGCTTGCACCAAGAGCAGTACTCGCAAGGCGTCGGCTTCGCCTCCGCGCTTGTTGCGCGGTCGATTGTGCGCTGCGTGATCTGTTTGGCCTCCTCGTAACTAAAATCGTAGCTACGAATCAACTTTTGATCGACATATACAACGTGCGCTGTCCATGACGTGTCGAAATTATCTTCCATACACGCCAATGCGTAGGCCGCGAGTTGTTCGCGATAGTTCCGCACCTGCCCTGTCTTGATATCTGCGACCCACTTCTCGGCCTTGCAGACTGCGTCTGCCGTGCCGAGCTTCGAGAGTCCAGGGACTGCCATCGCAAGGTATTCTTCGCGAGTCTCAACGAACGATCCCTTTGCAAGGCGCGTAAGTTCCTCGACTCCGTAGGTGATAGCTCCGGCGTCTTCGCCAATGAATGTTACGTTGTCCTGTGCCGAGATAAGGTTGCGGATAGCAACGTCAACCGCCGTGCCGCGCTCCGCTGCCGAGCTTGTGCCACCTGCGCCCTCAAAGAGAGCGCATTCGGCGAGCTTGGGCAGGCTGCTAGGTGATATTTCTTTAATCATTTTATTTCAATTCCTTAAGGTATAAGTGCCGTTACAAATAATGTGTAGTATTTGTCACGAGTTCGCCTTTCTCCACTCGATAGCCGTATTGATAAATTGATCAACGCGAAGCGCAACGCGGTGCAGATACTCCGGAGCGCAGTCGCGCCACGTCTGCTCGCTTGTTAAGACTCCGCGCCCAAGCAGGAACTGGTTCACCGCGCCTTCGTTCTCTGCGAGCCGTTCTTGCCATCCGACCATTTCGTCGGCTTCGACGATATGCTTCGGCTGTTTAGGTGCAACGGCCTCGAACAAGTGAGCGACCGATGCCCATTCTAGCGGCAACTCTTCTGCAAGGCCGCTTCGCGTCTTCGCGTCGTATGCCGCGCTGTGCGTGGTTAGGATGATGCGCTCTTTGCCGCCTATGCCTTTTCCCTTGCCGGAGTCTGTAGTAGAGACTTTGGTCTTGAACCTCAAGAACCAAAGCTCGTCAGCGAACTCCTTGAGTAGTGGCGAGCTTTGCTTGCTTAGTTTCAGTTCGTATCGGTCGTATGCGGCGAGCGCGTCCGGTGCTTCAAAGCGCACGATCTTGGAGTGCGCGATAAGAACCACGTTCTTGCCACTATCGATCAACTGGTCAATGGATGACAGCATCCGGCTCATGCGCTCGGCTACCATCACCCACCCCTTGCCAAAGCCGAAATCTTCGACGCTGGTCTTCTTGGTGCTGGCGAGTAGGTCTTCTAAGCACAGGCGTTCTGCCCAATCTGCCGAGTCGATAACGATGGTCATGTAATCGGTCGCCTTGGCCTCAGCCAATGCGTCCGTGAGTTGCTTCCACGTTCCGATCTCGCAACGGTCAACGTCGAGGTGGCTAGTGCCGCCCTCGATGTCGAGAAACAGCGGCCTGGGGAATTTGGCCGCGAATGTTGATTTTCCTACGCTCTCCACTCCGTAGATGACTACGCGCTGGGCGCGTGTTTGTTTTCCTTTTGTTATTTTCATATTGCTTTGATTTTCTGAATTTCGTTGAACAACCCAGCGAACTCAAAGATTTCTGCGAGTTTTGAATATCGCACTTGAAATGCTGTCAGTTCGCTTTTTGCGTTTTCGATGACCTGTCTAGTCGCTTCCTTGTCATCCATAATATTTGAGACGAGCATAAAGCTCCCTCGCTTTGCTCCGTCGATTGTGCCGTCTTCCTCGACGTGTTTGATAGGCCAGAAGGCGCGAACCGTTAGCGTCTTTTGATCCGATGTTGTGATCTCCACTTTGATCCTACGAATGAGATCGTAGGCTTGCGCCTCCCGCCATTTGATAGCGGCTTCGGTGTCGTCCCACTCAAAGTATTTGTGAAGGCTGCTGAGTGGGTTTGCTGCTTCCGTTAGTAGCGTTCGCGGGTTGAGTCCTGCCGGACGATTCGCGATTGCCTCCAACTGTTTTTTGATCTCATCGTTTTTGGATTCGATCTCGTTTTCTTGTTTTATCAGTTTCATTTTCTATTTTTGTTTGTTGTTTGCGATCCACTTATACCCCGCTCTATCGCTGCGGTTTGTGCTTTGCCTGCCTTGCCTTGCCTAGCCTCGCCTCGCCAGGCCCCGCCGCGCCCCGCCAAGCCCTGCCGGGCCTCGCCTGCCGTGCCGCGCCAGGCCTTGCCATGCCCGGCCAGACCTCGCCTTGCCTGCCATGCCGTGCCACGCCATGCCCCGCCACGCCATGCCCCGCCTGCCGTGCCCTGCCTGCCGTGCCCTGCCTCGCCCTGCCTTGCCTTGCCTAGCCGCGCCTGCCGTGCCTTGCAATGCCCTGCCAGACCTTGCCGCGCCTCGCCGCGCCTGCCATGCCTCGCCTCGCCTCGCCGCGCCTCGCCGGGCCGTGCCACGCCTTGCCGCGCCTGGCCTAGCCCCGCCTGCGTAGGGTTGCAGTCGGATTCCACGGAATCCGCTGCGGGTTGTGTTGTCGCCGTGGCGAAATCCATATTATTCGTTGGCTAG